TTTGGGAAGAAACTCCAGATAAGTTAGAAGAATTAGAAGGCTTTATTCTTGAGACTGTTTGGGGTAATGAAAGGCTGTTTAATCACCACAAATTATCTGCTGGTGGTTTTCTTCCTAACAACAAATTAGGCTGTTTCCCAAGGTCAGAAGAAACTAAAAAGAAATTAAGTGTTGCATTTAAAGGCCGTGAGTTTTCTGAGCAACATAAACAAAAAATTGCTATTGGGAAGACTGGTTTAAAAGCCAGTGATGAAACTAAAAAGAAAATGTCAGATAAAAGGTCTGGTAAAGCAAGGCCACAATCATGGCATGACAAGATGGCTGAATATAGGGAAAATAATCCAAACCCTATGCAAGGCAAGATTAGCCCTATGAGAGGAAAGAAATTCCCTACTATTGCTTGTGAGCATTGCGGTAAGGAAGCCTCAAAAGGAAATTACTTACGCTGGCATGGAAACAATTGTAGGAGCAAATAATGCAAATCAGAATCAGAGAAACTGGACAAGTAATGTACGAAGGTGAATTTCGTGCATTATTCCCAAACACTTCAATGCCACAACAACTGTCAGAGGAACTGTTAAACAGTTTTGGTGCTGATGTAGTCTTTGAAGGCGCACAAGCAACTGGTGGTACTGTTTACCAATACTCTCAAGCCTCTGGTGTTGAGCAAGTAAATGGTAAGTGGTACACAAAGTACATCTTAGGCCCTGTCTTCTTAGACCAAGTTGTAGATGGAACAACTACTACTGCTGCCGAACAAGAAGCTGCTTATAAAGCTCAGAAGGATGCTGAACAGGCTAAGTCTGTTCGTGCTACTCGTGATGCTAAGTTAGCTGAGTGTGATTGGACACAAGTAGCAGATGCACCTGTTGATAAGACAGTATGGGCTACATATCGTCAAGCCTTGCGTGATGTTACAGCGCAGGATGGCTTCCCTTGGACTATCACTTGGCCTGACGCACCATGAGCGATGTAAGCCACGAGCAAATATACGAGCGTCTAGTTGCTGTTGAAAGCAAGGTTGACCGCATTGATAACAACACAAAAGGTCTTGTAGAAGCCATTGATGCTGCCCAAGGTGCGATAAAAGTTCTTGGGTGGATTGCTTCTATTGCACAACCGATTTTATGGATTGGTGGCGTTATTGTTGCTGCTGGTGCTGTGTGGCAGACTTGGATTAAAAAATGAAGGATTGGCTGTTAGCTTTCACTAGCGCAGCCCTTCTTTGTACAACAATTGTTTGGTGTGTCTACATAATTCTGTGGACATGGTATTTATAGAGTTTTTACTAGCTGTATCTATTGAGTACAGGTGTGTTAAGTGGGCTTGGGTTGGAGATGTCTACAACAGGAAAGTCTACTGTATTGAATGGAAAAAGGTAGATAAAAAATGATTCCTTTAGACCCGATTGCTGCGCTTGATGGCTTGCAAAAAGCCATTGGCATGGTCAAGAAAGCCAGTAAGGTTGCAAATGACCTAGGTGGTCTTGCGCCTATGCTTGGTCAGATGTTCAATGCCAAGAGTGCCGCTACCAAGGCAATGCTTCAAGCCAAGCGTGACAAGACTGGTAGCAACATGGGAACTGCACTTCAGATTGAGATGGCTTTAGAGCAAGCCAGAGCATTTGAAGAAGAACTCAAGATGTTGTTCATGCAGACAGGCAAGATTGATGTCTGGAACAAGATTAAGACTCGTCAGGCTGAGATGGATTTGGCAGACGCTAAAGAGATTAGCGCACTAAAAGCTGAGGAAAAAAAACTCAAGCAAGCGGAACAAGAGCAGTTGGAGATGGCTATGTTGATTGGCGGGATAGCGTTCGTTCTACTTCTCGTTGGTATCGGCATAAACGAAATGATTGATTTCTGCCAAACAACTAAACGCTGTGGTCGATGAATGAGTACCAGAAACAATTTGACCTGTTTCTCAAAGTATTCGTGCGAATGTGTGTCGCATGGTGGGTACTTGGGTTTCTCAAGTTTCTGCCTAACGATTTGTCAGACAAGATAGTAAATAAATTTCTAGCTTACATAGGACTAGGATGAAAATCACTACTTATCAAGCCAATGCAAGGATGTTGTGGGAGGCTCACAGAGTGATACACCAACAAAATATGCAAAGACTTGCTGAGTTAAATCGTCAAGCTGATTTGCAAAAGAAAGCCTACGAAATCAAGACCAATTGGGTCAAACCTAATTCTGTGGACACAATGGCATGAAATATCTACTGATTTTTATAGCACTTATGCTATCTGGATGTGAAGACAGGTATCGATACAAGTGTCAGAATCCAGACTTCTTCCATGCTGAAGAATGTCAAAAGCCTAAGTGCTTATTTACTCAGCAATGTCCAGAATACTTAGTAGCACCAATTCTTGAGAAAAAGGTTAACGATGTCCCAGAAGCCAAACCTAACAACTGAAGAATTTGAAGTCCGAGTGTGGGGCTTTGTGGTCATTGTGGTGACCTGCATCTTGTGCTTTATTGTTATTGCCCTGCTCTATTCTGTAACCTTTGTTACACAGCCTATCAAGAGCATGGCCCCGATTGACCAAGCCTATACCAAGATGCTGAACGACATTGTTCTGCTGATTGTTGGCGGTATTGGTGGTGTGATGACCAAGAGAGCAGCAGGTGCAGCATCTAAGATGTTTAATCCTCCGATGCAACCGATGTGTCAGCCAATGGGTTTTAACGGCTCTATGGGTGGTTATAACTCGTCCTATGCGCCTACGCAGTCTGCGTATGGTTTACCTAGTCAACCATTCGGTGCTATGCCAGTTTGGAAGAATCCAGAACTAGATGAATCATGGACTCCTCCTCCTCCTCCGACTACTCCTCCAGAACATCTTGAGGATGATGGTGAGCGTGAGGAAATTGCACAAGCAAGAAAAGAGGCTGAATGATGTTACCTATCCCACTACCTTGGTTGATTGTTGGTGTTCTCATTTCCTTATTTGGGACTTACAGGGTAGGTCATCACTATGGTTGGCTAGAGCGTGATAACGACATGAAAATAGCCATTGCTAAAAAGAACGAGGAAGCTAGGGAGTTAGAGAAGAACATGACTTCTAAGCTGACAGACAATGAATCCAAACTGAGAAAGGCACAAGATGAAATTGCTAAAAAGAAGTCTGCTATGCACGAGCTTGCTAGGACTGGTAAGTTGCGCCTCCCAACCGCCAGTTGTCCACAAGCCAGCCCAAGTGCCTCCCCTGCCTCTGGAGATAGCAGACCCGAGCAACCCGATGCAAGCGAACTTGAGCGACAGACTATTGCAACTCTTATCGACATCGCAGCCGAAGGAGACAAAGCAATCACCAAACTCAACTCCTGTGTCGCAGCCTACAACGAAGTAAGGAATCTAGTAAATGGTCAATAGTGAACAACTCAAAAAGATGCACATTGGTGAGCAATGGGTTGACGCATTGAACGAGACTTTTCAGCGTTTCAATATCCTTACACCACACCAGCAAGCGTCATTTATTGGTCAGGCAGGACATGAAAGTGGTAACTTCAGAATGTTGGAGGAGAACTTAAATTATCGTGCTGAAACCTTAATGAAGGTATGGCCTAAGCGTTTTCCAACATTAGAGTTTGCCAAACAGTATGAAAAGAATCCTAAAAAGATAGCTAATTCCGTTTATGCCAATCGTATGGGCAACAGGGATGAAGCGTCTGGTGATGGATTTCGTTTCCGAGGCAGAGGACTTTTTCAGCTTACTGGCCATTCAGGGTACTATCATGCAGGGCAAGCCTTGGGTGAGGATTTTGTTATGAATCCAGACCTTGTAGCTACACCTAAGTACGCTGCTATGACCGCAGGATGGTTCTGGAATACCCACAAGCTAAACCAGTACGCTGACAGAACAGATTTCTTGATGATGACAAAAAAGATTAACGGAGGCACGATAGGATTGGATGACCGAATCAAACATATCAATCATGCCTTGGACATATTAAATGGCTAACATACCCTCTCAACAAGATGCAGAACTGTTCGCACAAAGTGTAAAAAAATGGCAACAGGTGCTGTCTCTTGGTGATTGGAGAATTGAAAAAGGCACAAAGCCAGCCAAGGGTGCAATGGCATCTGTTGAATTTACTGATAACGCTAGATTAGCGGTTTATCGGTTAGGTGATTTTGGTGCAGAAAAGATAACACCAGAATCACTTGATAAGACTGCACTCCACGAGTTATTGCATATCTTTTTGCATGACTTGATGTGTGTAGCCACAGACCCAAAGTCCTCAGATGAGGATATTGAAATGCAAGAGCATAGGGTTATTAACTTGCTAGAAAACCTATTGACCAAGGATTCCAATGGGCGCACATAATCAGACTTGCACAGATGTTGAGTTTATCAAACTGTGGGGTGAACTTAAATCAGCAGCGAAAATTGCCGAACACCTTGATATTGCATTAAGAGCAGTTTATCAGCGTAGACGTTGGATAGAGGAAACCTACAAGATTAAGCTAGGTGCTGATGACCATCGTGGTGCTAAATACGACTCTAGCAGACAAAAATCCTATTCTCCTTTAAAGCAAATAAACCTTGGTATAGAGGACGGAGTGGTGTTGGTGTTCTCTGATGCTCACTTCATTCCTAATCAGCGTTCTACAGCCTTTAAAGGGCTTCTATGGGCTATCCAAGAGTTCAAGCCTAAAGCGGTGATATGCAATGGTGATGCTTTTGATGGTGCGTCTATATCTCGTCACGATGCTTCTGACCAACCACAGACTTCTGTCATTCAAGAGTTAAAGGCTTGTCAGGCAATGTTGGGTGAGATTGAAGAAGTGGCTAAAGCAGAGCGACACAATGTAAAGCTAATCTTTACATACGGCAATCACGATGCTCGATTTGCTACTCGACTGGCAAACAATGCACCTCAGTTCAAAGATGTCCAAGGGTTTAAATTGCCAGACCATATCCCAGATTGGGACTTTTGCTGGGCTTGTTGGCCTACAGATGAGGTCATTGTAAAGCACAGATATAAGGGTGGTATTCATGCCACACATAACAATACTGTAAACGCTGGTGTGTCTATCGTTACTGGACACTTGCACTCATTAAAGGTTACGCCTTTCTCTGACTACAATGGATGTAGATATGGCGTAGATACAGGAACTCTTGCAGAGCCTGATGGCCCACAGTTCACTTATGGCGAGTTAAATCCATCTAATCACAGGTCAGGCTTTGCGGTGCTGACCTTTTTTAATGGCAAGCTGTTATGGCCTGAGCTAGTCCACAAGTTCGATGAAAACATGGTGGAGTTTCGTGGCGATGTTATTGATGTGAGTTTATTTTGAGTGCTTGGCTAATTATTCTCACAGGGGCAATCTACGCCTACATAGCTGGTGAGCAGCTTTTGAAAGATAACCCACATATGGCTATTGTCTATGCAGGTTATGCTTTTTCAAATGTCGGACTCTACCTTCTTGCGAAGTGATTTAACTGCTCTGTACTTAACATTCCATTCATGTTCTTCTTGAAACTTAATGAAGTCATAGAATGTTTTAACTACATCAAAGTCTTCAGTTTCAATGGTTATCTTGTCTCTGAAATAACCAAAGTGCATTTCAAATTTCACGATGACTCCTTGACGAACAGTCCATTAGGCAAAAGCGTACCCCTACGATTCTTTATCTGGTCGTATGCAACTTCCATACAGTCTACCAGATTGATGTCTTGCAAAGCGCAGTAATTAACAAGGCAGACCATGACATCACCAACA